TTTTGTCATAAGAGCCCGCCGCTTTATGTCCTTCAATCACTTCGTCTAAAGCTCCTTGTCTGTTGACTTGAGAAGCTGACCAAATTGGGATATTAAGCTCGCGGGCTAATCCTTTCGTGCTTATATAAATATCATCAATTTCTTCCTTACGTTCCTTACTTGTCTTTTTTGATCGAAGAAGATCAACATAATCAATAACTACCAAATCAATTTTAGTACCTAAGTCTTCACATTTTTGGATATGAGATTCAATAGTTGATATAGAAGCTTTATTAGGTGGGAATTCTTTAATAATAAGATTCCCAGGTAACTTAGTCATAACTTCTTCAACCTTATCTTTATGCATTGTAATCTCATTTGCAGGGATACCTGTAAAATGAGCATCAAATCTTCTACCTACATAATCTTCACCTAATTCTAATGTATAATAAACAACATTAAAACCCATCTTTACAGCATAGCCTGCTAAAGCAACTAATGACCAAGATTTACCAGCACCAGGACCACCAAAAATTAAACCAAAATCACCATTTCCAAGCCCACCTTGTAGTATTTCATTAAATTGTGTCCAAGGTGTTGGAATAGTAACCCTTTGTTCTTCACGATAACGAGTTTCTATATCCTTAAGATATTCATGCCCAATATGTTTATCCATTCCTGCTTTAAGGGCATTATCAATTAATCCTCTAATTGAATCATAATCCTCAGCCTTAAGTAAATCAACACTACCTAATAGTGCTTTTTTAAGTTGTTGATTTTTACAAAATGCTGAAAATTCGGTTTGGATATACTCTGAATCTGTAGCTACAATTTTATAAGCATCTCTAAGTTGTTCTCTAATAGATACCTTTAAAACATCATTAGTAACTTTTTCATACTCCGATTTTAATACCTCTGGGGTAGGAGTAGTATGGTAATCATTGTAATACTTTAAAATATTATCAATAATCCACTTATGGGCTTGATTATCAAAATACGAAGAATCCAGTATATCATGAATATTAACTAAAAAGTCTTTACGTTCAAGTAAGGAATGGATTACCTTAATTTGAAATGCTGGGCCGTATTTATTTAAATCACTTAGAGTCATCTACAAAACTATTTAATGTTTGAAACTGGTTGTTTACCCAAAATTCAGGGTTTTTAATCAGATGGCGTAACCCATCTTCTTGATAGAATCTAAGAAATGCTTTTGGGTTTAGCAAGGGTGGATCAACATTAATTTGTTCTTCTAAATAAGCTTTTTCTAAATCATCTACCATTGGATTATGTAAATCCATAATTTGATAATTTTTACGAAGGTTATCTTCGTCAAATACTATACGAGAATAAATAAGATGCTCCTTATGTTTTTCACCTGCTATCTCAATAATATCATCTAAAGTTAATTTACGCTCATTTAATTCTGGGAATAATTTACGTAATTTTTTCTCTCCTAAACCTTTTATACCAGGGATTTTATCTGAAGCATCACCCATTAAAACTTTATATAAAATAAAATTCTCAGGTAAAACATTAAATTTTTCTACTACAGTCTCAGGTGTATAAAAATCCTTTTCAATAGGGCGATACACACAAATTTTATTACTTGTTAATTGAATAAAATCTTTATCACTTGATACAATAAACGCTCGAGAGTTATCATGGTTATTGGTGATAGTCGTCGCTAAATACGCGATAATATCATCGGCCTCTACTTTATCGAGCGCTATGGTTTTTACAGGAAGACACTTTAAATAATCGATTAATCTAACTATTTGGTCTAATTTAGCATCGTGTTCATCTCCTACGTCTTCAAATATTTCCCAGTTAGTAATACGAGAGAGGTGACGGCCTGCCTTGTATTCTGAAAGAATATTTTTACGATTCATTGATGAATTTTCTCCATCAAAGATAATATACATTGCTGTTGGCTGAATAGCATTTATTAGAGTCCCCAAAGAACGAACAAATCCTCCTAACCCTCCTACATGAACGCCGTGCTCATTTACAATATTAAGCATTGCGAAGTTTCTAAAAAATAGATTTAGACCGTCAATAAATAAAACTCTTTCATGTTGTGAGGAGGGTGTCTCCGGCTCCTTATCCATATTATTGAGGAGCTCTAATAAATCCTTATTTGCCATAACTTAACTTGGTTCTTGTTCTGTAAATACCTCAGGTTGAGGTTCCTCGTAAACTTCCTCTATAATATCAAAATCACCACCACCTAGGATTTTACTCCATTCTTTAGTATGGTCATCTTTATATTTTTTAAGGTCTTTTTCTGTATCATTAATAAAACCGTGAGGTGTCATAATAATTTTACCTCTAGTAGTAAGACCATTAATGTGGTTTTTATCAATTTGTAGATTAGTACGTTTAGCAAATTCAACTTGCTTTTTATCCTTGATTGCTTTAATCTTAGATGTTCCAGCATTAGCAATATTACCAAATGTAACTACAAACGTAGCATCAAACCACATAGCAAATCCACCTTTATTCATCAACTTAGGTTTACCCATAGGTGATTCTGGTTTTGCTGTCCATACTTTATTAATACAAACTAATGTATTAGTATATGCTGAACTTTCCTTACGTGATAATGTAATTCTTTGATTAACGCTGTTACCGAATTGAGTTGACATAGCACCAGCATTCCATTCGTTATTGTTTTTATTAGAACGTACTGATAACTCACATGGAACTGAACCAATTGAATCCCAAAGGAACATTAAATCAAAGGGTAGATTACCTTTTTTCTGCTCATCTAGCAAGTCAAGAATAAAAGCAGCAACATCTTCGATTGTGTGGATTGTCTCTCTATCAGCATAAATAAAATTACCTTGATAATCTATTAACTCACCAGTTTCTTCGTCAAATACTTCTTCAATATCTAAACCCATCTGCATAGCATGCTCCCAATTCCATTTCATTTCAGTAATAATGAATACGGGAAGGATACCTGTTTTTTGGGCTGATACAGCTGCTTCAATAAGGGCTGTTGTTTTTCCTGTATCTGAATGTCCTCTAAGTAGACAAATATGTCCTGTAGGGATTCCAGGTACTGAAGTAACTTCTTGGAAGGCATTGCTTAGTGGGACCCACTGTTGGGGTTTAAACTTAACGTTCCCACTAAGACCTTTCTTATCCTTGAAATTACTTAGATCAAATTTACTTTTAATCTCAGCAGACACAGCTGCTGTTAGTGATTTACTTGCCTTTCTAGCCATACTTAGAATGGAAGATCGTTACTACTATCATCATCAAACAAACTATCAAATTTATCTAATTTGGTTTGCTTAACATTGTCTGTAGAAGTATTCAAAGAATAGTTAGTTTGAGGAGTAGATACTTCCTTTTCATCATCAATGATATCACCTTCTTGAGCAGCATCTTCTGGAGATAACCAAGACTCTAGGTTTGATTTCATTTCATCGTAAGGAACTTGTTTAAATACTCCTTGTGGATCTACTTGGTTTGACAACCAGCTTTCTACTTTTGAAGCATCAGCATCTAGTGGTGTTTGCTTCATTGATGGAGAAGCTACAGTACGATTGTACTTAGTACCAGTCATTTCTGGTCCTTCAGTAGTTAGCTTAATATCACGACCAGCAACTACATCTGTAAAGTCACCTACTTCTTCATCCATTGCCATTGATAGGAATGATGAGTATAGCTCTTTACCGAATTGCCAAATCTTAACACCTTCATCTTCCATACCACGAACGATAACAGGGGCAAAATAACGAACTTTTGGTTCGAGTTTCTTAGCCAATTTCCAATTCTCGGGTTGGTCGGTTTGACGGAGTTTTTTAGCAAACTCTACTAATGGGTCTTTCTCATCAAAGTTAATTGGAGAAAACATTACTGGTTTCCCAATAACATAATGGAAATACAATTCACTAAAAGGAGTTGCTGTGTTAAACTTAGAAGGAACAAAACGAACTGTTTGTTTCCCTAATGATGGTTTCCAGAACAATGATTTACCATTGTTATTGTTAGAGGCAGGTTTTTCCAGCGCCTCTAGTCGCTGCTTGATTACGT